AGTCTTATTAGAGAGACCACCTTTCGTAATATAGTTAAACTTCTCCAGATCAAAGGGGATCTTCTCCTCCTTTCTGTGGTAGAATTCATATCTATCTTTAGATTGTTCAATGTAATCGTGTCCGATGTGTTCATCAAAAGAAACCGCTAAGGCTTCTTGAAGGATGGAGGGTATAGCGTCTCTGGAAATCTTTTTATCTTCACCATCTGCAACCTTGATAGACTGCATAAGGGCAAGATATATAGCACGGTCTTTGCACCACTTTTCAGTGGCATCAAGTAGCCACTCGTAGTCAACCCACTCGTCTGATAATCCCCTTACTGCTGATACCGAATCTTGAAACGATTCATCAGTTAGATCTGTACGATTTTGTAAATTAATCGTGAGGACTTCTTTAGTAGGAACTTTGTCATACTTAGCAGCGAAGTCAGCAATCTCTTCATAGATGATCTTCTCATGGTAGCTCTCAAAGTATTCTGCTTTAAGAAATGGAACCACCTTGCGATAATACTCCTCGTTATGTAGGAGATTTCTCAAGATAGATTCTTCAATACGCTCAGTCATCTAGTTTTAACCTCGCAAAGGACTTTTCACTTAACCTCTTCTGTATCAGTTTACCATACTCTTCGTGTAATTCGCAACCAATATAGTGTCTCTGTAAGGATTTAGCTACCAAGGCAGTTGTACCAGATCCCATGAAAGGATCTAATACTATGTCACCCTCCTCACTACCTGCCTTTATACATGGTTCAATAAGGTCTGGTGGATACACAGCAAAGTGTGCTCCCTTATATGGTTTGTTAGTTACCGACCAGACAGATCGTTTATTCTTTGTTGTATAACTTTTTGTAAGACCTGAATGCGGTTGGAGTCCTGATCCTTCGTTGTGATATTTTCCTTTAGTTCTGTCTCTGGTTCCCCAGTCTTGTTTGACTGGTTCTTTGATTGCTTCGTTGTCATAGAAATATTTTTTACTCTTACTAAATAGGAATATATACTCATGGGACTTTGTACATCTATCCCTGACACTTTCAGGCATGGGATTAGGTTTATGCCATATAATGTCCTGTCTTAAATACCATCCATCTGACCGTAATGCAAAAGCCAACATCCAAGGAATCCCAATCAAATCTTTTTCCTTTAATCCTTCTAACTTATTCGCTCGCTTGTTACATGCTTGTGGCAAATTCTGATTGGTTTTACTCACCGACTGCTTAGGATATGATTGTCCTTTTCCAGGTCTATAATTATAATAGCTATCTCCAATATTTACCCATAGTGTTCCATCATCTGTTAGAACATCACGTACCGATCTGAATACTTCTACTAAAGATTGAATATATTCTTCTGGTGATTGCTCTTGTCCTATCTGTTTATCTTCACCACCATAGTCACGTAGACCATAGTAAGGTGGCGAAGTAACACACATTCTAGCTTTACCATCAAACTCATTAAGAGTCTCACGACAATCACCAAACAGAATTGTATCAGTTACCATAACTATATTCAGATTTTGCTGCTTCTTCTAGTTTTGCCATCACTTCGTCTGTGAAGTATTTCTCAGGATTACTGAGTATAGACTTAGGGTAAACATTACTACCACCAATGGCGATACGGTTGCCCACCCGTTTGAATACTCCATACTTTTCACCAAGTTCAAGGAGTCCATAATACTGGTCAAGTCCACGTTCGTCAAAATAAAGTCTGGTTGCAACTTTAGATCCCTCCTTTGATAATCTAGATTTTTTAGCTTCACACTTAATGATATTACCCACTAAGTCTGTGCCTTCTTTTTCCTTTGATTTGGATAAGTATATTATAGTGGATGCTGCGTACTTTAGTCCACTACCACCGCCCATTTCTTTGGTTGGCACATAGGATCCAATTACATCATAAGTATGATTGGTCACTATCATAGGTATATTAGCTTGTCCTAACTTCAATGTCAAGACCCTGAACGCACCTTTAATTAATTGTGATTTAGTCATATCTCTGACTTGTTTATCGTCAGCAATATCTTGCATCTCTTTAGATGTAGATAGCATACCAAGAGAATCAAGAACGAACATCATTGGTTGACGATCCTCCTTTGGTTCCTTCATATACTTGTCAGCAATCCTAGTAGCTTGTGTCCTGAACTCTTCAATAGTAGCAACAGGAAAGATTACCATACGTTTGGAATCTATACCTCTGCTCTCAATCATGTCCTTGCTTATAGCAGACTCAGACTCAAAATAAATGACCCCACCAGAAGGATTATTGTTAAGAAAACTACGGACAACACTAAGGGCAAAAAAAGTTTTTCCAGTGCTTGACTCACCAGCGAGGGCTGTAACCTTGTTGGAAGGAATACCCCCAAAGATAGAACCACTAACGACAGCATTAAAAATGTATGACCCAGTATCAACAAACGAGGTAACATCACCTGCTGCGACACCATCACTAACAATACTTGCATATTCATTTCCACTATCTTTAATTACAGAATCTAAGAATCCCATTGTTTTGCTTCATCCTCATAAAAGTTTACATAAGTATAATCCTTGCTCATGAGCTTAGCAAACCCAAGAGCAGTATCATAGTCCTCAAAACATTTGATGTCATGAGAACTAACTTGTCCAACCACATGATTAGTCCATGTGACTACAAAGACTTTCTTGTTCATTCAAAGAAACTCCCAATGCTGATGGTTTTCTCGTGCTTCCATCCAATACATTGTAGCACGTTTTTCAAAGGTTCCAAGAAAGACTTTTCAAATTGTGTTTGGTAATCAACATACTTCTCAATACCAAACTCTTTTGGTAACTCACCAAAGAAGCTAATAGCATTCTCATGGAGTGGGTTTGGTGTCTTGAGGTACATGAATTTAATTTTTTCTCCCTCCTGTATCAAGGCATGTTTATTCTCTACCTTATGCTTCCTCACATAATGATTATACAGGAGAGCACCCCTCACATGGATGGGGGTTCCTTTACTATAGATGTCAGTTCTGTGGCGGTATTTTTCAAGATTGTTAACGCCTCTGGGAAATGCGACTTCCTCGTAGGGTCGTTCTCTGGTCTCTGTTCTGACATCATTGATAAAAGAGATAAGTTCATCATTTGTTTTGCTGATAATGATCTTGAAAGCTGCATATAATTTATCCCTAAAGTATGCTGGTGTTGATGACCTAGCTGTTTCTAAACCCATGATCTTCATCTTGGGTTCTTTATAACGGACTCCTTCAGAGTCCCACACGTTTAATATGTATCTCTTTTTAGCAGTCCAAATTCCACGATCAGCAATGTTCTCTCTCTTCATTATCATTTTTTGGTCATACGCCGAAACATACGACGCAAGCTCCTTATAGCAGGAATCGATGAACGGTTCCAACTTATCTTTACAGATCTTGTCCAATAGCTCAACGATCCGAATCTTATCACCAGACTTATTACTAAAAAATTTATCAACAAGAGGTCCAAGATTAAGATATATTGAATCGGTGTCAGATGCAATGACGTAATCAAAGTTATCAGTAGAGAGTAGTTTATTTAGATAACCATTCATCTTGTTCTCAATCCATCTAATTGAGACTTGACCTGAGAGTGTAATAGCTTCTGCATTTGCTAGACGGTAATAACGAAAGTGTTCATTACCAATAGCACCATAAGCAGAGTTCAAAGAAATCTTCTTTGCCATCTGAATATTATTACAGCGAGCAATCTCTTTAGAAAGTTCAACAGTAGGAGTTTTCTCATACTGTTTCTTTGCCTCAATCATTTTCTTCTTGAAGATGACTCTAGAGTCATACATCTTCTGCATCATCAATGGTAAAAACCCATGCTTATCTTTCCTGTACTGTGCTCCATTGGCACACACAGCAAACTCTCCATCAATAACAGTCTTCTTGTTTAGAATCCCTTCAACGCTTGCGTTGGGATGTCTAGTCTCCCTGAGGGTTTCTGGACTGATATTGTATTGCATAATGAGATGAGGATACAAGCTATTAAGGTCAAAATTGACCACCCAATCATAGCGTCCTGCTTTCGGTTCCTTGACATATGCACCTGCGTATTTTTCAGATTTGTCATTTTGTTTCTTGGGAGGAATAGCAATATTACGCTTCAGAAGTTCAACGTAAATATAATTATCCCACATACGAACTTGACTAAACACATCTTCATAATTCACCTTAGCATCATATGCCATGGTGTATGCAAGATCGATGAGTTTCATCTTGTCATCTAGTTTATCAACTAAACGAACGTCATGGATGTTGTACTCAATAAATTTTTGCCAATCGTTTTCATAGAACTCCTTGAATGTATCATACTCAGAGTGATCTAACTTCTTCTGACCAAGTTCAACCATACAGATATGATCCAACCTGTAGCTTTCTTGGTTTTGATAAGTAAATTTCTTATACAACTCAAGATAGTCTAACGTGGATATACCAAGTGTATCTACAGCAAACTGTCTACGTCCTTTAATATAAATCTCACGAGTAGAAACAAGTCTCCATGGAGATAAAAGTTTAGTGAACTTCTCACCAAGAATACGATCAATACGATTGCGAATGTACGGCATATCGAATAGCTGTACGTTCCAACCTGTAATTACATCAGGATAATTTTCCTGCCAGTATTCAAGGAATGCTCCTAACATGCTTTCTTCTGATCTGAAGTGCATGTAATCAACTTCAGGATCTTTATTGTCAAAAGGTCTAGCACCCCAGACAGTAATGCGACCAGTAAAGGAGTCCTTAATACTGATCGCTAATATCTCTTGGTCTGCTGATTCTATATCAGGAAACCCATTTTCAGCAGCAGTCTCAATGTCAATTGTAAAGACACGGATCTTACTACTATCAAATTTAACTTGATCTTCTGGATGTTCCGTTGCCATATACTGATACAAGAACCTTGTGTTTCCATGTATCTCAAAGTCAGGAACTTCCTTATATTGTTTTACAAATTCTCTTGCTTCTGTAATAGAACCAAACTGATGTGGTTCTACTGGTTTATTATCTAATGTCCTCCATTCAGAATAATTCTTAGAAGGCAAATATAGCGTGGGGTTGAAAGGAACCCTCACGCTATATCTGTTACCATTATCATAACCACGCACTAGCAAACGATTGCCAGCTTGTTCAACGCTTGTGTAGAACTTCATTCACTCAACACTTCTGGTTTGTAACCGTAGTACTTGGAAAGGAGATCCTTACCAGGTTCCACAAATGTTATTATATCAGATGAACGGACAACCGTCTCCTTTTCATCTGCAAAAGGTAACCAATCTTTAAGATTAGTACCATCTATGATCATAGGTTCTACTAGAATGCAATCAGGATCACCTAACTGTGTTCCCTCAATCTCCTCCACCTTCGCCAGTATCCACTGGTTCTTCAGCAGCATCACCTTCAGGACTTGTTGTTGGTTCTCCTCCATCATTTACCTCAAAAAAGATTTGTTCTTCTGTTAGACCTACTTGTTTCAGTCTACTTACATAATTATCTAGTATACCATTATCGGGTAGGACACATGAAATAATATGTTCTCCACCGATTCTATGTTCTTCCACAGGACTATATGGACACCACCTTTCATAGCGAATAGGAATGGTTCCATCATCATTAACCTCACCTAATGATAAGGTATAAGGATAAAGAAGTCTGTAGCCTATAACCCTTTGTTCTTCATCTTCAGTGCGTATTTCACCAAAGATAGAAAGGACTCTTTCAGAAGTATCAAGAGTTACTACTCTGACATTATGATTAGTCCTTAGTTCAATCTGTTCCGTCATGTATCTCCTTTGATAGTTTTAATGAACTTTCCAATTCAACTTCACGTTTTTCTTTGATCTTTTGTTCGTATGATGTTTGCAATCCTGGTTCAGGATTACTAATAGTCATAACTGCATCATAAGGCATCTTAAACTGCCAGTCAGATGAATAAGGATTCCACTTGCTAAAGCGTACCTTATATTCTGCACCTAGTTGTTCAGTGAGATACTGTGGTTCGGATGTATCTAAGTGTAGGACGTATGGATCTTCCATGAGAAGACACACACCCTTCTTATCATTACCCTCTCCATCATATATTTCCTTGAGTTCCGTGATAACACGTTCCCCAGTTCTAAGGGTTATTACTTGACAGGCCATATCTTATTCGCGCTGTGTTTACTATAGCATTAAGAAGCAGAAGAGTCAAGCTTCTTAAGTTCTTTTCCGAACCAAAGCTTCTTCTTCTGCGCTTCAGGTATATACTTCTCTAGTGTAACTGTAAGCAAACCGTCTTGGAATGTTACTTCCTTAACTTCTACATCTGCTCCCATCTGCCATTGCCTTTGGAATGACCTAGATGCTATACCTCTATGTTTATAATTCTCTTCATCCTTTTTCTTTGGATATGCTGCAACGTTCAGAACATTCCTTTCTGTTGTGACTTCAATATCATCTCCTGAAAATCCAGCAAGAGCGATTTCCAAACTGGTTCTACCATCAGGTCCGTTAATGACGTTGTAAGGTGGATAATTACTTCCTGCTGTTGCAATAGACTCAAGTCTTTGAAATGTTTCATCAAAACCAATAGAAAATGGTGTGTAATGTTCCCATACAAAATGGGATAGGTCTTTGTTACCCATGATTCTTAGCTCCTTTTATAAGCGAGTTTATGTTTTGTGTACCCCGAAGGCATACACTACTAATTATAACACATCTCTATGGAACTAGGATACGGTTTATTCGACTTCTTGTTTCTTTCTACCAATATTATATTTGGATTCAAGAGTCCAGTCACCTTTCTCTTTAAATGAGAGAACTTTAATCTGATTCAATGGAGCAAGATCTTTAATCTTATCTTCACTTATCGAATTAATTTTAATCAATCCCCAATCAACAAGTAACTGTACTATACGATTCCTACGTTGTACATCATTAGATGATAGATTAGTTTTCTTACCATCTAGTGCAAATAATTCTTTAAAGTGTACGATATAATACTTGCCTTGCTTGTGTAGAATATGACAAGATTGATATATCTTCTTTTCTTTTCTGGACGCTACTCCAATTCTTGTTAATGTTTCTCTGACTTTAAGGAAGTCATCTGGTTCGGATAAGGAAACCTCAACCATATCAGTTTGTTTCCATTGTATATCATGATCTACGCTCATTGCCACCTTTCCGTAATGAATATGAAATCTTATCGAGTTGATCCTTAGTAAGAATTCTTAATGCTTGAAGAGCTTTATCATCATTATAACCATAATACTCTTTCACTACATCAAGGTATTCAGTAGAATCCTTTTTCGACCAAGGAGAGAATCTCTTTCTTGGTTTCACACTATTTAGTAAAAAGTCATACTGTAACTTCTTAGGTAGATGCCACGCTTTATTCATTTCATTTACTAACAGAATAGTATCAGTAAATGATGATAGACATTTGTTAATAATATAAGGTTGATACTTTTTTACAGCAACAGAATCATCATCCAATATATTCTTTTTGGATTGGTTCAGACTGTATAGGTAATCTTTCAGTTGGTACATTATTCCAGTGACGGATTACTCCGCTAATAATAAAACAGTTAGTGACGAGATAAGATACGAAAATAATAGAACGTACCAAAACAATGTAGTTGTCGTAGGGTTCAGTCTTTTCGTCAGAGAAACTACCCAATGCATACTTCCAAATCCTCCACATTTTATCCATTCAGTTGTTCGGGTTTGTTAGAGAATCCTAAAGTGCTACGACGATGCCACAATTCCTGAACACCTTCGTCTTCAAGTTCATCTA